TATGCCGATGAGATGCGGCTCTCGACAATGTAATTGATAAGGAAGGCGTGGAGTTCATCCCCTGCCTTGGTCAGCCGCTCGACCTCGGCTTCCATTTCTTCAATCTCTTTTGCACACCCATCAAGCATACTTTTGGTAGCGTCATAACGCAGGGCGATAGTAGCGTTGAGTTCCGTCAGCCGCTCGACCTCGGCCTTGAGGCTGGTCTGGTTATCAATCAAGGCGGCGACCTGGGCCTTCAGCCCGTGGACCTCGTTGTTGGCCTTCTGCCATTCACGAACCAATCGGTCCTCATTCTCCTTCTCCAACTGTAGGTCGGCCCGGAGGCGGGCGTTCTCGGCCTTGACGTCGTCCAGCTCGACGCCCATGCAGCCGATGGTGTCGGCGTCGGCATCCTTGCCGGCGTCGATCGCCGCTTGGTAGATGGCGACCTTGGCGATCATCTTCACGTCGGTCTTTAGGGCCGCGGCATAGGCGTCTCGCTGGGTTTCGGTGTGGGCCAGCTGCAGGCGCAGCCGGGTGACCTCGTCGTAGTCGTCGGGGTTCTGTTCGGGTGGTTGGGTTCTCATGGTGGGAAAGTTATTTGTCGTCCGGGTCGATCTCGACGGCGCCGTCCATGGCCTTGAGGTCGTCGACGACCTGCCGCATGGAGTCGAGTTGCTTGCGTCCCTTCTCGACGACGTCGGCCAGCTCGGACAGGGACATCTCATGCTGGTCCTTCTTGCCGGCCTTGCCCAGTTGCAGGGCGGCGGCTACGGCCGACAGGCCATGGCCGGACGCCTCGAGGGTCCAGCGTGCGGCCTGGAACCGGACCTGTGCCGGAGCGGCCGGGTCGGTCATCATGGATTGCATGACCTCCCACGCCTTGGTGGCGCCGGCGGTCTTGATGTCCATGTCCCGCTTCAGCTCGATCGCCTCCCGGACCTTGTGGTTCTGCAGCAGGTGGCTGCCGTTGTCGGCGTAGCCGGCGGACTTGGCCGCCTGCAGGGCGTTGCCCCCGTTGGCGACGTAGGCGTCGACGAAGGCGAGCTGCTGCTGGTTGAGCGTGGACTGTTCGGTGTCGTGGCGGATGATGATCCCGCCCTTCCATTGGTCCTTATCGGTTTTGTTTTTTCGCATCGAGTATGGTTCGCTTGATCTGTTTCCAGTTGAAGTCGTTGTCCACGCACCACCGGTGGACGTTGGACACAGGCACGCCGAGCGTGGCGGCGGCCCGGGACATGGTACCGCCGGCCTTGCCTTCGGCCATGATGACGTCGCCCCACCCGGTCTTGTCGTAGGACGTGCCGACCATGCGGCGGCGCTGCTTGGTGAAGCTGATGCCGAGGATGATGGCCCACCGGCGGACAGTCGCCGGCGTGAAGCCGAGCTTGCGGGCGGCCTGGGGCAGGCACATGCCGGCTTCGGCGAGACGACGCATGTGCGGCCTGTACTCGTTGATGCGTGCGGCGGTAGACGGGAACATGACCTTGCCCCGGAAGACGACGGCGCCTCTGTTCTGGAGTCGGATGATCGGCGACTCGATGACTTCGGGGTTGCTCATTTGACCTTGTTGAGGCGGAACGCTTTCATGAACTTGGAGTCGGGGACGTTCTGCATGTTGTAGTTATACCGGGCGTAGCCGGCGACGCCAAGGTTCCACGCCAGCCACGTCTCGCCGAGGCTGGGCATGCGGCCGACCTTGTCTTGCAGCCGGCGGCGGGTATGGGCGAGCCAGACCTTGGCGTAGTCCCGGGCGATCACCGGGTCGGTCGCCTTGCTGTAGGGGTAGACCGGCAGGCCGAGCTTCTTCCGGACGGCCGAGCAGTCGGTCCAGCTGGCGTGCCAGAACTGGAACGGGCCGATCGCGCGACCTCCGTCGCCGGCAGGGGTGGCTGCTCCTCGGCCGGAGCTTTCGACTTGTTCGACGGCGTCAACCCATGTGTCGGGCATGGGTGCGAGTAGTGATGCGGCCATGGTTGCTAGTGTCGTGATCATGTTGGGGACACCGACGCTTGCTTACTTCTTCTTCTTGGCAACGTTTTTCTTAACATCTTTCTTCGCCCTGGCCCTGCCCGTGCCGGACACAGGCAGGCCGCCGCTATCCCCGTACTTCTTAACACCATTCTGCACTATCAGCCGGCACCTCTCCCAGAGGGATAGGTTGTCCCGGCCGTCGTCCGCCTGCTTGAGGTAGTCGTGGATCTTGCGGTTCATTTCGTCTTGAGGATTGTTCGGGTGTCCTTGTCGAACTGGTACTCGTCCCAGTCCGGCCCGTCGTAGGCACCGGCATTGATCTCGGCGCCGGCCTCGTCGCTGGCGATCGGACCGGACGGGACGTCGAGCCACTTCTTGTCCTTGCCACCCTTGGCGGCGGCGGCGACGAGTGACTTGGCGAGGAGCATCTCCTCTACCATGTGAGAGAACTCGCCTGGGCCGATGGACCGGAGCAGGGCGGGCAGCTCGCCACGCCGGCGGTACAATCCGGACTTGGCGTTCTTGCCTTCGGCCGAGTACGGATGGCCCTTGCGTGCGGCCAGCTTGACGGCGGCGAGCAGCCACTCCCGGCGCTCGACGAAGTTGACGTCGTTGAACTTGTCCTTGGCGGTGACGTCGACGAGCAGGCCCGACTCGGTACGCAACAGCGTACGCTCGCCGTCGTACATCTCCGGGTTGTTCGCCTTGATGACGGCCATCTTCCACATGTGTCCCTTCTTGGGTACCATGTTCAAGCCCTTCATGCGTCGGTCGTAATCGGAGCAATGCCAGATGCCTAGGACGTAGCGGAAGGCCGCCGGCAGGGCGGATGATCCGCGGATCGCGGCCTTCATCATCTCGGCGTTGCGGATGGGTTCGTCGCCCTGCTTGCGGATGTGGTGCGGCACGATGAGGGCGGCACCCAGCTCGCCGCAGACCTGGGAGGCGACACGGGCGAACTCATTGATGACGGTGGCGCTGTTCTCCTCGCCGTGCAGGACGCTGTTCAAGGTGTCGATGACGACGAGCTGCAGGTTGGGGATCTGCTTGAGCAGGGCGAAGAACTCGAGCCACTTGCGGGACGGCCTGGACTCCTGCGTGCGGGGATCCTTCTCGACGAGGGAGAACGATCCGCCGGAGTTGATGGTGGGCAGGATGACGAGGTCGTCACCGGCCTCACGCCGGCGGCTGCCGTCCGGGTCCATGTCGGCGAGGCGGATGTGCAGCTCGTCCTTGTCGTCCTCGGTGGTGAGGATGACGACGGCACCCTTACGCATGACCGGCATGCCGCCCCATGTGTCGCCGTCACGCTTGGCCGCCACCTTGAGGGCTAGGTCCAGCATGAGGAAGGTTTTGCCGGCGCCGCCTTCGGCGACGAGCAGGCCGTGCTTCGACGCCAGCACCAGCTTGTCGACGAGGAACTGGCGGGACGGGCGGTCGCCCATGGACCACCGGTGAGCGGCCCAGACGGCCAAGCCCTGGCCCTGCTCGAGGATAGGCTTCTCCGGCTCGGGCATCGGGCCGTGGGTGGCGATGTCGTTACGCAGCAGGCCCTGCCACTCGGTGTTGAAGCGGGCCTCCGGCCAAGGCGGATCCATGTGGGCCTGCATCCACCCGTAGGTGGCAAGGCGGGCCTGCTCGAGGTCCATCTTGCCGATGCGGGCGGTGTGGATGTAATGCCCGGCGACGCCGTTGAAGGCGGACCACCGGGTGATGGCTCCCTCGGAGCCGGCCTTGATGTCCTCGGTAAGCAGATCAGCGGCGGCCGGTCCGGCCGGCGTGGTCATGGGGTCGGCCGGCTTCTCGACGATGGCCCACTCGCTGGCCGGCATGAGCTGGGCGGCGATGCATGGGCTGGTGACGACGGCCTGCCATGCGAAGCTCTCGACGACGACCGGACGGCGGACGCCGTTCTTGCCATGCACCGATCCGGCGAGGCGGATCGGCTGATGCGCGCGGCCGTAAGGGTTGCCGTCGACGCCCAGCCCGAACTGGATGTCGGCCCCGGCCTTGCGTGCGATGGCGTCGCGGATGGCTACGACCTCGGCAACGGTGACGTCGTTGACCTGCCAGTAGGCGTGCCGCTTGGCGGCCCCTTCCTCGGTGGTGCCGCCGGACAGCACGACCATGGCCGGCTGGCCGAAGTGCTGCACGACGAAGTCGAGCTTGGCCTGGGTGTCGCCGGTGTCGAAGTCGGCGCAGATGGTCTTGAAGACGTCGCAGTTCTCGGCGGTGCCACGCTCGTCCTTGAGGGTGCAAGGTACGATGAAGGTGGCGACGTCGTGCTGTCCCCACCGGGTGGCGTGGAAGATCACCGACGAGACGAAGCGTTCCCAGCCCAGCGTCGCCGGCTCGAGGATGATGTCCTCACGGAAGATGCCCTCGCGGGTGGTGCCTTTCTCGCCGATGCCCCGGAGGCAGACGTAGCCCTTGGCGTCCTTGCCGAAGAGCATCTCGAGGTGGGACTCGATGGCGTCGTGGTCGATGTGGATGATGTCGGTCATGTTGGGGGATGTTAGTCCTGGGCGTTGGGCGTCCTAGGTCAACTCCACAATCTCGCCACGGGCGGCCGCATCCTCGGCGACGGCCCGGGCAACCTCGGCGTCGAACTGACGCAGCTCGTCCGGCGGGACGACGAAGCTCTGCCTCTCGGCGCCGCGGAAGTACTGCAGCCGGTCCGGTCTGATGACCTCGCCCCTGCCGGCCCAGCCCATGAAGGCGATGGCCCGGCCGTGGTAGTCGACGTGCATGAGGACGAAGATCTGGACGTCCTCCTTGGTGGTCATCACGCCGCCGATGAGGTAGGCCGGGATGAGCAGGTGAGGGTTGGGGTGGTGGCTGGCCTTGACCTCGATGGACTCCCCGTTGGGGGCGACGAAGTCGACCGACCCGGAGCGTGCCTCGATGGTGTCGTCACGCTCCATGCCGAAGAGCCGGGCGAAGCCGATCTCCCCGAGCAGCCCGACCAGGTCGGTGACCTGGCCGGATTGCCGGCCGACCTTGCGGTCGCAGATGCCGGCCGCGCGCGACGCCTCATGGCGTGCGGCTGCTTCGGCTTCGGCGTGGACCATGACGTGTTCCGGAAGCTTGATGACGAGCTTCACAGGGAGTGGATAAAGATCGGGGTATGCGCCCCGACGTGGCTGCCGGTGACGTTGAAGTTCATGTGTTCGATGGCATCCTCCTCGGTCATGCCGTCGGCCATCAGCACCCGGACGCAGGTGTTGTACTCGTAGACGACCCGGATGGGGCTGAAGTCGGTGATGCCCACGATGGCGGCGTCGAAGCCGTCGGCGGTGAGCGTCGACTCGTCCATCTCCTCGAGCCGTTCGGTCAGTTGTTTGCGGTTCTCTTTAGCCATCTGCTTGAGGTGGCTCTTCTCGGTTTTGTGGATCTTCATGTTGGGTTGGGAAAGATCAGCGCAGCCAGCCCGGGGTGATGTCGGTCGAGGGCTTGGCCGGCGTGGGTGTGCCGTGGCACCGCTTCTTGTAGTCGCAGAACTTGCATTTGAAGTCGTCGGCCCCTCGGCCGGCCTTGCCAAGCTCCTCGGGGGTGCCGGACTTGACGATGCGGACGGCCCGGTCGATGTAGCCCTGGCAATCGCGGGCGTTGAACTTGACGATCTCGATCCAGACCTCGCCGGTGTCGCGGTTGATGGCCGTGAACAGGCACGACTCGAGGTCGTGGTAGCCCATGTAGATCTGGACCTGGGCGTAGTAGGTGGGCTTGAAATCCTTCAGCCCGTTGCGCTTGAAGTCGGAGAAGGTCTTCGACCCGAGGGCCTTGTTCTCCCACAGCATAGGGTACTTGACGCCGGCGATGGCCGGGCCGCCATGGATGACGCCGTCGAGGTGTCCCTTGAACTTGCCTTCGGCGTCGCTCATGCCGATCTGCCGGCCGTCCTCGGTGTGCGTCTGCAGGTCGAAGCCGGCGAGCTTCATGTACTGGGCCATGCGTTCCTCGCCGTCATGCCCCATGTCGAACATGCGGAGGGTGTTGCCACGGAAGCCGGCGCCTTCGTCCTTCGGCGTCATGTGGAACGAGTAGGCCAGCTGACGCTCGCACTCGCCGCCGATGGCGGAAGCTCCGAGGTACTGGCGCGGGACCTGGGCGGCCACCTTGGCCTGCAGGGTTTCGTCCAAGATCGTGATGATCTGGGCGGTGATCGGGTCGGGTTGTGTTTCGGGTTTGAACATAAGGTCAGATGCCAAGGACCTTGGCCTTGACGTGCTTCTCATGCCACTTCCATGTCAGCGCACAGGTCGCGCGGTACTTGGTCATGCCCATGGCGGAGATGGGGTCCAGCCCCAGCCGGACAAGCTGCATGTCGGACGGAGGCTCGGTCAGCCAGCGTTTGGATTTTCGGGAGGCATCCTTGTCGCCGTGTTCCCGGAGGTAGTCGTCGGCCGTGGCGATGGCCTGGAGCCGGTCGTCGGTCACGGCCAGCAGGGTGGCGCTGGTGTACCGCTCGTCGCCGCCGACGGCGTACTGCTTGCCGTTGTGCTGCACGACGCAGGCCCATGCGGTCATGGCCGATGCGATGGTGATGACGCCGTCCCAGAAGTTCTCCCACTTGAAGGGGGACATCTCGAGGATCTCGACCTCGGTCAGCTGGAAGTTCTCGAGGGCGCCACGTTCCTCGGCTTCCTTCTGCCGGCGGGCGACGCCGTCGAAGATATGGTCGCAGGCCGGGCAGATGGCGACGCCGAGCGGTACCTGCATGCCGCAGCTCGGGCATGGCTTGAGCTTGGCGGCCCCTTTGATCGGCTCGAGTACGACCTCGGTGTCGAGGCACCCGTGGGTGAGGATGGAGTAACCGAAGTCGAGGACGATGCAGTCGGACTTGACGACGCCGGGGTGCTTCTCCGGGTCGACCTTACGCAGGCCGCGTCCGATCATCTGGATCATGGTACTCTTGTAGCTACACGGCCGGAGCAGCAGCACGCACGACACGGTCTGGCAGTCGTAGCCCTCGGTGAGGACGGCGACGTTGACCAGCACCTGGGTGCGGTCCTTCTCGAAGTCGGTCAGCGCGCGCTTGCGGGCGTTGTCGGACAGCCCGCCGTGGACGATGTCGGCCTTCACGCCGGCGTCGCAGAACGCCTGGGTCACATGCTCGGCGTGGTCAACGGTCGAGCAGAAGACGACGGTCTTCCGGGTGCCGGCCTTGTCCTTCCATTCGGCGATGACCTTGCTGGTCACGGCGTCCTTGTCCATGATGGCCTCGACCTGGGCCATGTCGAAGTCGGCGACGGTCTTGCGGACGTTCGCCAGCTCGGACCGCAGGCCGCAGTCGATGACGAAGACGCGGGGGCGGACGAGGTTGCCGGCCTCGATCAGCTCCTTGATGGAGATGACGTCGGCGACGTTGTCGAAGACCTGCTTGAGGGCTTTCTTGTCGGCCCGCTGGGGGGTGGCGGTGACGCCGAGTACCTTGACCTTCGGGTTCAGTTCCTTGGCCCGGTCGAGGATCCGCAGGTAGGAGTCGGCGGCGACATGGTGGCACTCGTCGATGACGACGAGGTCCATGGCCGGCATGGTGGCTAGGTTGTCCTCGCGGCACAGCGTCTGCACCATGGCGAAGGTGACGCCGTCGGACCACTTCTTGCGGTCGGCGGCGTAGATGTCCGACTGGGCGTCCGGGTCGAACCGCTTGTAGGTGGCGCGGTTCTGGGCGACCAGTTCGTCGCGGTGCTGGAGGACCAGCGAACGCATGGGGGTGCCGTCACGCTTGGCGAACTTGATCGCGGCCGAAAGCATGACGGTCTTGCCGGCGCCGGTAGGTGCGACGCCGAGGGTGTTGCCCTTGTCGGCAAGGGCATAGCATAGACGGTGGACGAAGTCCGCCTGTCGTGGTCGGAGCTTCATGACCAAAATACGATAGTGTCGATTTTGGTAATGCGCCGTTCGTGGCGCATTACTTCCCGCTCGGGAACATTAGGCGCCACTTGTGGCGTTTTAGGTCTGAATGTTCCCGCTCGGTAAAATGGAGCGGCGACCAGGCTATGAAACCTTGCACCCGTAAGCGGTACGGGCGACTGGCGGCCGCTGAAAGAGGGGGGCGGGGAGAGAGGCAGCCCCAACAGCTGCATCATCCCTGCGAGCGTGGACGGAAGTGTCTGGACCGACGGCCAGGTTGTCGTCCCGCTCTCACCCTGTTTGTTAGAAAGAACAGACCAGCTCGACCTGCATGCCTTGCAACTTGATGCTGACAACCGTGCATGAAATGTCAGCAACATTCTCATCGGTGGGTTGGGCAGGTCGAGGGTCTTGATGACGCCCCTTTAGAAGGGGGCGTTGCCGGCAGCCGGCGGCTTGATCACCCAGTTCGGGGCGTTGCCGACCGACGGAGCGGGAGCGGCGAAAGCCTGCGAGCGGGCTTCGGCCACGGCCTGCTGGCCGCCGATCAGCTTCTGGTAATCCTTGAAGCCGGACTTGGAAGCCGGGTTCGGGGACAGCCACTCGGCGACCTTGTTCTTGTCGGCGTACGCCGGGTCGGTGTTCTTCTCGACCTTGACCTTGATGGCGACGCGCTGGCCGTCCATGCCGGTCATGATGGCGAGCGTATCCTTGCCGGCGAAGGCATTGTACGACGCCGGGTCAGACGGCTTGAACCAGCCGGACGACTCGAAGATGCGGGTGATGGACGTGATGCCCATGCTGCGCCACTTCTCGCCGTTGCGGTCGTCCTTGATGTCGGGCAGCATGTCGAAGACCTTGCGGCCCTCGTAGTCGCCGCCGACGATCGTGAGCGTCACCGGGTAGTAGGTGCCGCCGGACGACTTGGACTGCTTCGCCGCGCCAACCGTGAGGATGGCCCAGGCGAGCGTGCCGTTGGGGATGAGTTCCGGAGCCGAACCGGCGCCGGAGTTGATGGAGAACGGGTTTTCCATGGTGTGTGTGTTTCTGGGTGGGTGAGATTACTTGGCCGCCGGCAGGGTGGTGACGACGGAGGTGTCGACGCGCTTGCCGGTGTGGATCTTCTTGATGAGGGCGCCGAGGTCCGGGGCTTCCAGCAGCTCGAGGCGGCCGGAGCGGTCCTTGGCGGGGTAGCCCCACGGGTTCTGCTGCTGGCAGCAGAAGGCACGGTAGAGCTGACCGTCCTCGGTCTTGAAGTTCTGCAGGGTGATGACCTGATCGAAGATGCCCGGGAGTTCACGGCCGGTCTTGGAGCCTTCGACCTGCGGGTTCCAGCTGACACGCTTGAGGTCGTCGACCTCCTGGTCGAGGATGCCCGAGACGACGATGGACTTGGGGCAATGCTGCAGGTGGGTCAGCCAGCGGATCATCTCCTGCCCGAGCAGGCCGTAGGCACCGCGGGTGTCCGGCTTGCCGTCCTTATTGAACGTCTCCGGCTGGACCTTGGACCACTTGAAGCACTCGCGCGAGGCGACCGTGATGGAGTCGATGAAGATCGTCTCGTACTTGGTGAGGTCGATGGCGGCGAACGCCTTGGCGACCGCCTCATAGACCGGCTTGGAGTAGGCGCCGTTGGCGTCGGACGGGTCGAAGCCGCCGATGTACAGGGCAAGCGCGCGGGCGATCTCCCACGGGTACTTGTTGTACTCCTGGGCGACGGCGCGGACGTCGATCACGTCGCCGGCCCAGTCCTGGATGGCGAGGGTGCCGGCCTCGAGGTCCACGAAGAGGGTGGTCTTCGGGTCGAGGGTGCGGGCCTGCGTGGTCTTGCCCACGCCGGCGGGGCCGAACAGGGCGATGTTGACTTTGGGGACGAGCTTGAGGCGATCGTCAGCCTTGATGATTTTGATCATGGTGTTGGGGGAGAGTTAGGAGGCGAAGGTGAACTTGGGGTCGGAGTACTTGACGGTCCGGGCGTCGATCAGCTTGTCGAGGAGCTTCTCGTCGCGGACGGCGTTGAACGCCTTCTCGGGGACCGTGAACTTGATGGCGAAGAGACGCTCGACCTCGTCGTAAGGCATGGACTTGGCGATGGCCTTGAGCTTCTCGCTGTCCCAGTCGCGGCGGGCGGTGATCTCGCCGGTGAGCTTGATGCCTTCGACCTCGAAGGTCATCTGGCCGTGGTTCTTCTCCATGCCCTGGAGGTGGGAGGTCAGCATCGCGTTGAAGCGCGAGTGCAGTTCCTGCTGGATGACGTCCATCTGCTCCTTGGCGGAGTCGATGACGGTCTGGTGGACGACGACCGCCTCGCGGAGTTCCGCGATGGTCAGCTCGTTGACGGCTTTAGCAGCCGGCTTGGTCTTTTTGGGTTTCATGTCGGTGGGGGGAAAGCTCCTTGCCGGCGTTGGGGGCCGAGCGGAGGACAAAGGTATTGAGGTCGAGCGGCCGGCGTTCGTGCTGCGCCAGCTCCATGAGCTGGACCAGACGCACGGCCGGGATGTTCTGACGCTCCATCCACTTCTCGATCGTCTTGACCGAGAGCTTGGTACCACGGGCTTCGAGCCGGCGATGCAGCTCGCCGCGACCACCGAAGTGGGCGACGAGTTTGCGAGTATCGATGCGGCTGGAGTTCACGTTGGGACCAGTTGGATGAGTAGAGTTCTGCCTACTTCATGTCGGTCGTCAACGTCTAAAAAACATTTTTTCTGAAGCATTGACTATCCTCCAATATGTAGGGACTGTTACTGCCCCAACATGCCCAAGAAGAACAATGGTCCCCGGCTCGACCTTAACGAAGCCGGCATCTACGAGATCCGCTGGACGGAGAACCGCCGCAGCAAACGCAAGTCCACCGGCACGGCGAACCACGCCGAAGCCCAGGCCGCGCTAGGCCGGCACCTGCTCGGCATGAACGAGCAGCGCAAGCCCAGCCCGTGCAACGTCGCCGAGGTGCTGTCGACATATCAGTCCGAACATGTCGACCACAAGGTGATCGCCAAGGAGCGGCAGGAAGGATGCATCGACGTGCTTACCGCCGGCCTTGGCAAGCTCGACGTGCAGCAGCTGACGCCGTCGGTCATCATGGACTACCGCAAGCGCCGCAAGGCCGGCACGGTCAACGGTCACGTCGCCGGCGACAGCACGCTCCGCCGGGAACTGAACTGCCTCATCGCCGCCATCAATCATGCGGCCAGGCATCGCCGCATCGCGCAAGCCGACGTGCCGCACATCGCCCTGCCGGACGCCCCGCCGCCGAAGGACCTGTGGTTGAACGAGGTCCAGCTCGACGCCTTTGTCGCCGCCGCCTGCAAGCTATTCCCGGGCGAACGCATGTCCAGGCTTTACCGGTTCGTCGTGATCGCGTCGGAGACTGCGGCTCGCAAGACCAGCGTGCTGACGCTACGCTGGCAGCAGGTCGACCTCGCGGCCAGGCTGATCCACTACCAGAACGACGGCAACCAGCGGACCAAGAAACGCCGCGTGCCGGTGCCGATGTCGGACCTGCTGTTCGACGTGCTTACCCGTGCGTACGGCGAACGCACGCAGGACGAGTGGGTGCTGGATACTCCGTACTCCATCCAACACCATTTTGAGGCGCTGGTGAAAACGGTCGGAGCAGGCTTCGATGACGTCACGCCGCACACCCTGCGTCACACCTGGGCGACCCAGGCCGCGCGTGCCGGCGTGCCGCTGTTCGAGATCGCCGGCGTACTGGGCGACACCCTCGCGACGGTCATGCGCGTGTACGCCCACCATTGCCCCGACCACCTTCGCGGTGCCGTGAACTTCCGCGCCGCACGAAACGCATCGCAAGAGCTATCGCGATAAGGATCAAAGCCACGCTGAACACGCCGACGATCTTCTCGGTGTCTTCAAAGCCGAGTCGTGCGTTCTCCAGCATGCCCTCGGCTTTTTTGTTGTCCGACTTGATGCTGTCCTCGGTGATGAGGACGGCCATCGTCATGGGGTCGGTGAGGGCTTGGCGTATGTCCGACATGATCATCCAAAGTCTTACGCAGATGAGGGACGCCA